GGGCGTGCCGTCGATGGCGATGGTGGCGTGGCCGGGCTGGGCGTCGATCCGGACGGCGTGCGCCTGCGGCTCTACGGGCTGCTCGGTCACTCGGTCACCCCTTCTTTCCTCCGCCGGTCTTCTTCAGGCTGGGCCACCGCTTGGTGACCTTGGCGCGGATGGTCTTCTGAGTTGCCTTCGATTCGTTCTGCGAGGCCCTCGCGAGTGCGTTCCTGGCCCGTGCCTTGGTGTCGATGGGATAGCGGCGCGCTCCGGGCAGGGCGAACTTGGACTTCGGGAGCTTCTTGCGCTGCTTGGCCTTCAGCTTCGCCATGTCTGGCCCCTTCGTCGGCGGTCGGATCAGCCGGGAAGGGCACCTTCAGTGGGACGGTGCGCTGGAACGTGACGGGCTTACGGGTGATCAGATTCTGTTCCTTCACACCGTCGGCCCGCGCGTAGTACTGGTGCAGCACAATGACCTGGATCATCCACGGCTCGCCGTCACCGGCGGTCTCTTCGGGCCTGAACGGGACGGTGAGGACGCTCACCGGGTGGGAGGCGGAAACCAGGCCGGGGTCGATGTCGTTCGCGGTGAGCCATGCGGCGATGAGCTGGCGGCGCCAGGCGGGCGGGGTGCCGTGCCCGTCGTGGACGGTGTAGGCGATGGGGCCGGTCACAGGAGGGCCCCCGATCGGATGTCGGTGCGGCCGATGAGGTCGAGGCGGGGCAGGAACTCGCGAACGCAGTGGTTGTGTGCCGCAGGGTGGGCGAGGGCGTCCTGCACGGTCCGCAGGGTGCGGTCTGCCTTATCCGGGTCCTGATGGTTCTGCCATCCGCAGCCGTTCCCGTCACGGACCTCGAGCCATTCGGTGCCGAGTTCGTCCAGGGCGGTGCGTGCGGCGGCCGTGTTGGCGGTGCTGACGGCCTGCCAGGTGAGGGCGGAGCGGGCCCACGACTCGACCGGATGGCGGGCGTTGTTGGCGTAGACGACCGTGTCGAGGGGGTGGTCGCGGCGCAGGGCTTCGGTGTCGAAGCGGTCGGTGTCCCCGCGGGCCATGTCCTGGGCTGCGCGTAGGAACGCGCGGGCGCGGCGCAGGGCTTCGGTGATGCGGGTGGTGAGGTCGGCGTAGTACTGGGCGGACGCCGCGGTGACCGCGGCTTGGTGCCGGCCGGTCCAGCCGAACAGGCTGGTGCGCCGGTCGGCGTTTTCCAGCAGGGTCCAGGCGCCTTCCCGGTAGATGACGGGCAGGTCGGTGGACGCCCACCGTTCCGCGAACGCCATGGCGGCCCTGTTGAAGGCGCCCAGGGACGTGTTGAAGGTGGCGATGGCGGTTCGGAGGCGGGCGCCGCCGCCGGAGGTGCGGCCGGGCCGGATCGCGGCGAGCGCGGCGAGGAGGCGGGTTTGGGCTGCGGTGAGGATCGCCCACGCCGACCGGAGCCGGGACACGGCGTCGGTGATGAAACCGAGGAGGCGCTGGCGGAGCGTGCGGCCGCGGCGGCGGACGGGTGTCGTCATCGGCGGGGCCGTTCCACGAGGCGGAACATGCCCAGCTGCACGGTGCCGTCGCTGGCGCCGGGCGGGTCGTCCGGGGCGGGCGGTTCACCGGATTCCAGCAGGGCGATCTGTCGCTCGAGAGCCTTGATGTTCTCGGTGAAGGTGACGCCGACGACGCCGGACACGTTGACGCTGGCCGGCTGCTGGAGGAGGGCGGCCTTGCGTTCGTAGAGGACTTCGATGGCTACGGGGCGGGCGGTGCCGAGCCGATCGTAGCGGGCTTCCAGGTCAGCGAGGGGTGTGGTGGTACCAAGCTGGGAGAGGAGCCAGGCTTGCACGCTGGCGGTCAGTGCCATGGCTGGTGTCCTCCAAGGGGCGTGTGTGGGAAGGGGTGGTGCGGGTGCGGGCCCGCCCTGTTGGCGCCCCCACCGTGGGGGCGGGCCCGCATCCCGCTAGTCGCCGCTGGCGCCCTCTCCGGCGGCGTCCCGGCCCCGGGACCGGCTGGTCGCCGCGGTCTTACGCGCGGCGGTCTTCTTGGCCGCCGGGGCGGCCTGGTCGTCACCGTCGCCGGATGCGGCGCCAGAGGCGTCGTCCTGGCCGTCGCCGGTAGGGCCCTCGGACTGGTTGTCGTCCTGCTTCTTCGGCAGGCGGGGCATCTTGCCGTCGACCCAGGCGGCCGGGTTCGTCACCAGGGCGGCCAGGCGCGGCTCCGGGCTGGTGCCCGGTGCCAGTTCCACCGTCTGGTGCGTGTCCGGATCCGTCACGTACACCGTTGCTGCGAGCTGGGCGGCCATGGGTCACCACACCGTCGCGGCGATGTGGATGTCCGGCACGTACATGACCGGCAGCGCGGCGGCGGAGCCCTTCGTCCACACCTGCGGCGGGTCGTCCTGGACGCCGCGGGTGACGACGATGCCGGGGGCCTCTTCCCGCTCGATGGACGGGTTGCCGCTCTGGGAGAGGAGCAGGCCGTCGGCGGTGAGACCGTACTGGGTCTCGGCCCACTGGGTGGGGTTGGGCGGCAGGAGGAAGAACATGTTCTCCGGCAGCGCGCGGACGTCCGCACCGGTGTCCAGCTCGATCTTCACGTCGTAGGTGGTGATCGGCGGGAGGTTGTAGCGGGCGCGGACGACGTTGACCTCGTTCGGGGCGAGGACCGCGGTGGGGATGGTGGACGCGGAGTTCACGCTGCCGTAGTAGGCAGCGCGGTAGGAGTCGTTGCCCATCATCAGGGCCGCGGTCTTGTACGAGGTGAGGACGCGGGCCGGTGCGGGGGCGCCGGAGGAGCGGAGCACCTCCATCCACCGCTGTTCGTCTCCCAGGATGTCCGCGGTCGGGTCGGTCCACGGGGTGGACGCGGTCGGCATGTTCGCGGACGGCACGTTGTAGTTGGCTTCGAGGGTGAGGCCGTTTTCGCCGACGAGGGAGAACTTCCCGTCGATCAGGAGGTCGGCGACGGCGAGCTCGAGGCGCTTCTTGATGGACAGGACGTGCGCGGCGACGTCGTCGTAGACGGCGTTGACGAGGTCGCGGGAGTCCATGCCGCGGTCGAGGTTCTCGAGGATGGTCTCGAACTCGCCCACGATGTACTTCTGGCCCAGGGGCAGGAGCTTGCCGGAGGTCGCGAACTGCGTGATCTCACGCGTGGCGACCTTCGTCTGGGCGTCCCACGCCCGGTAGGAGGCGGCTGCGACCCTGCGACGGGTGCCTCGCGTCTCCCACTTGACGGAGTTGATGGTGCGCTCCGGCATCACCGTGCGGGTGAGCTCGTAGTCCGCGGGGGTCTGGATCTCGCGGGCGAACGCGTTGATCTCGGTGGCGCTGATGTCGCGGAGCAGGAGCTCCAGCATGTCGTTAGCCATGTCGGGGTCTCCTGATCAGACCTTGTAGACGAACTGGGTGTTGGAGCCGGCCGGTACGTCCTTCGGGTCGAAGGCGACGGGCAGCTTGGCCACGTCGATCTGGCCGTGGACCATGAGCGGCGCCGCGGCCTTGGTGGCGCCCGCGTGGAAGGCGACCTCGGTGAACAGGAACCCGGCGAAGAGCTGGGTGCCGTCGCTTGCGGTGGCGGTGCCGCCGGCGGTGGTGGTGGCCATGGTTACGCCGGGGGTGGAGCCTCCGGTGAGGGAGGCGGTGGCGGTGACGGAGGAGGTGTTGTCTCCGAGGTACTGGCCGCCGAAGGTGAGCGTGTACGGTCCGCCGGCGTTGCCGGTGACGGTGATGTCGCCCGGGTTGACGTTGGACAGCGCCTCGAGGGCGGCCTGGACCTGGGCGGCGGTGGCGTTGTAGGCGATGGCCGCGGTGGTCTGCCCGTTGAAGGTGAGGGTGAACGTGCCGCCGGTGGGTCCGCCGGTGATGGTGGCGGTCTGGACCTCGTTGGTGACGGCCGCGTACGGCTCGAACAGGCCGGTGGAGGTGTTCTTGCCGAGGGGGATGCCGGACTTCAGCTTCCGGTCGGGCTGGTACTTGGACGCCTCCGTCCAGTGGAGGTTCTCGTCGAAGGCGGTGAGGTCGAGGGTGATGGACTGGTTGGCTTCGATGCCGAGCATGCTCATGAGCCACGGGCGGCCGACAGTGAGCGTCTCGGTGCTGGTGTACGGCTGGATGTCCACGCCGTAGCCCCTTTCGCGAAATACGCGGATCTCGTGTGATGACGTCTGCGTGGCGCCGTCCACGTGGGGTCAGGGCGTGGTCCCTAGGTGGTGCTGGTCTGTGGTTGTCAGGCTGCGTCGTCGTGTCGCAGGCCCATGGCTTCGGCCCGCTTGCGGGCGGCTTCCCGGACGGCGTCCTTGGTGCTGGCGGGCTGTCGGGGGGCGTTGCCGCCGGCGGGCCCGCCGGACGGGGCCGGGGGGAGGGTCTGCGGGGCGGACTGGCCGAAGAGGACGCTGCGGCGTTCCTTGAGCTGGGTGGCGGCCTGGGTGATCTGCTCGTCGGTGGCGTCGTCGGGGACGGTGAGGAGGCGGGCGGCGTCCTCGAGGTCGTCGCCGGTGGCTCCGAGGGAGACGAGTGCGGAGCGGATGCGGGTGTCGCGGTCGCGGCGGGCGGCTTCGGCGGCCAGGTGGGCGGCCTTGGCTTCCCGGTCGGCGAGGGCCTGCTCTCGTGCGGCGAGTTCCTCCGCGCGTCGCTGCTCCTCGCTGAGCTGCGCCTTGCGGGCTTCCTCGGTCTCCTTGAACAGCTTCGCGAACCGGGTGACGTCGAAGTCGTCCGTGTCGAAGGGCACGCCGGCGGCTTCGGAGAGTTCGCGGAGGATGTTGCGGCGGCCCTTGGCGTTCTCCCTGGCCATGATCTTCGCGAAGGCGGCTTGGGTCATGGGGGCGCCGGTGCGGTGGTCGAGGAGGACTTCGTCGTCGTCTCCGGTCCGCTGGGCGGGCTGGGCCGCGGGCGGCTGCTGGGGGGCCCGGTTGGCGAGGTCGGCCGGGGAGGGCACGGGCTGTCCGCTGTCTCCACCGTCGTTGTAGAACACGGCGAGCGCGGCGGGGCCGGTGTAGGGGTGGGTCCAGGCG